CAATAACTGATTTATTGGGACGTGATTTATTACAATTATTAAATGATAAAAAATTGAAGCAATCAGTAGCTTTAATGAAATCAGTAAATTTAAATAAAAAACAACGTAAAAAATTATATTTAAGGCATAAGCAATTAACCAAAATTAAAGGGTCTGTATAATGCTCGGTTTTTTAAGGTTATTTCTATTATTATCATTTATTTGTCTATTGCTTATGATGTGTATAGGTGTGTTTTCTGCACCATATATTGTTATCACCTTCGGTGTGCTTTGTTTAATTCCAGTCGTTATTAAGTCGATAATCTGACCTTTAAGGGTCGAGAAATTGACCCTGTAATTTCCTCTGTGGCGTGGTGGAATAAAAACCATTGTGACGTTATAGTTCTCTTTATTGGTAGTCTTTAAGGGTCGAGAAATAACCCTCGAAAAGTGTACGTTTGCTTCGCAAGTCCTAACAAGTTTAAACAAGTTGTTTTTTAAGGGTGGAATAAAAAAACAGATACACCGTGTCAAAAACACAAGCCCAAACTAAATAAAACCCTTTATGATTATCAAGTATATATAGTCCTTGCTAATTTCTCGACATTTAAAGTAGGTACTCCCTTATAAATTGAATTGTAGTCTACAACCTAAAGTTGTACAACCTATGGGGGATTTTTGACAGTAGAGTAGTTAAAGATACCCATTTAAATTTTTGTAATAAAATTATTTAGGGGCTTCCACTCTCGCTTTCACCCCTAATCCACATGGAATCTTCAATGGGTGTCTAAAGGGGTACTCTACTAGGGTCTAGTAGGGTATACCCTTATACAACCCTTATAATAACCCTTAATAACACATTAAGGTAACCAATTATCATCTTTAGGTTTCCTACCTAAAGCCGTACTCATAAACCTTTCTAGGTCTGTTTTTAATAGTCTTTGTTTGTGGTCGTTTAAGGATTGCTCACTATCTACCGACATCTGCTCTATCCAATAAGCTATGGCTATCGATAAGGCATCTAAACGGTCATCATTCCTTAAACTACCCTTGTCTTTCGTGATACGGGTCATCTGATGAAACAACTGATAATTAGCGTCAGTAGTGTCAAAATCCTGTCTTATTAATTGTGGCGACACTATGAGCTTATGTTGGTTCATAACAGGTTCTAACGTATCAATTATACGCAGCTCTTTCTGTTTGCTATGATTTACTTCTTCAATAGTCACAGGATAATACCTACTAACTACTGGTTTTAATAATTGGGTAAACATTCCGTCCCCAAAGTTTCTTTCTACTATGATCTTATTGACTTCGTAGTTTCTAGCTTCTCTAGCTATTAACTGTAAGTTTTCTTCAACGTACCCACCCGTTAACCCTGTACAACTTTGTACAAATAAATTACCACCTAACATTTTGACGATGGCAATCCCTAACTCGTCTTTACCCCGACCACTAGGGTCAATAGACATTACCGAACCAGAGTAATCTGTAAACTCCTCTGACTTAAACATTGGGCTATAAAATCTATCTCCTGTAAACCCAACACTTGGTAAATCTTCAATAGCGTATTCCTGACTTCCTGCCCAAGCAATATTAACTGGTGCAAGTTTAGGATTAATATCCATAACAACAAGATCAGATAATTTTAGTGGGTATCGATCTTTGTCGGAAAGCGTAGTATCTAACATGAACTGTAAACTAAACCCTGAACGTCCATAAGACGCTTCTCGTTCCTTTAAGTCCATATCCGTAAACCTTTGAGGGTCTATGGGTTCTCCTTCTGATACTTTACTATTAACTATAAAAGGAGCTAACTTGCCTTCATATTTTTTATTGTCTTTTGTTAACGGTTTTCTAGCTGTCCATATTCTAGTTGTATAACCTCTATTACCTAAATCATTATACATACTCATTTCTGATTGTGGTGTACCTAGAAATAAAATCTTACCATTAGGCGATAAGACAGCTTCAAATTCTTTAATGTTGTCTGACAACTTGTCCCTCATACTTTGGGTTAAACTGTTGTTTAAACTTTCGCAGTCATCACTAATAATATAATTAGCTCTTGACCCTGTAAGTTGTCCTGTAATTCCTACTGACTTAACTGAAGGTGCATGTGATGCTTTTGCTAAAGCTACGTCAAAGGAAACATTTGAACCCCTTTGATTATCTTTAGGGGTTAAGTGTTGTAGTATTTCCATTTCACTAATTAGTCGTTTAGTAAATGTACTAAAGTCATCAGCTCTGTTCTTCGAAGCTGATACTACTAGAAATTTTAAGTCTGGGTCATTTAGTAATTTCCAACAGACAAACGCTGAACAAATCCAAGATTTGCCCACTCCCCTAAATGCTTGTATCACAGCTCGTTTAGGTGCATTTTGTATAAAATTTGCCATATCATACTGTACTGGAGTAGGGTCTGGTAAATTTAAATGTTTCCAACAAAGGAACAAAAAGTTCCTAAAGTCGTCTTTAATTGGGTTCATGGTGCTCCATAGAGCCACGTAGACGGCTATTTTTAGTTAAATTGATCGTCCATAGCCGACTTCAGTTCTTTGTCTGAAAACGGCAATTTATCTGCTAATTTTGCCAATGGACTTTCAGCAACAGGCACAGCGTCAATGTTATTATCTTTTAGAAATTGACGTGCTACGTTTAGGTCTGCTGACTTACACTCTGGGTCGTTAACTCTATCCAATAGCTTTTGAGCTAGTAGAGTATGTAACTCATTAAGTGTTTCTTCTTTTTTTGACATTATCTGTTTCTTTCTCGTCTTCTACAAATTGGACACATATTGTCCAACCATTGATGAAATCTATGAAACATAGCTTCATACCAATCTATTAATCTTCTCATATTTATCTCCCTTGTAGTTTAGAATTATTCTAATATAAGAGAGGTAATCTTTTTTTCTCCCATATATATTTCTATATTAGCTTTTGATTTTATACATTTATAAACAACCCTATCTGTTGGGTTTTTATCTTTCATAGCGTAACGCTTGGATTTTAAACAACTTTGTAAACTGTTGTGATAACGATGTTCTATAATTTTATGATCCTGTAATAATAAAAGTGCAAATACAATTTCAACCATTAGTGTGCTCCTGATCCATTTCTAATTAATTTTTCTACGTCTTCTGTAAGTTTCTTTGTTCTTTCTTGTAAAAATTCTATGTTAACTGCATTGTTTCTCATACTTTTAACTTCTACTTCTAACTCATCTAATAATCCTGCGATATGCTCCACCAACATAAAGAGCTCTGCTTCCCCACTTGACTGACCTAATTCTCCACGTGGATATTTAATTCTAAATTCTGTATTATGTTGTAAATCTTTTTCAAATAATTCTAATTTTGTTGAGTGCTGATTGAGTTTTTCATTAATACCAAAATATGCCCACGTGCCTATCGCTACCATAGCAATCAACGAGGCAACCGTCTTCATCGGCATTTGCACTTTAGCTTCTTCAGATATGTTTAAAGGTTTATTCGCCATTAAATAAATCCTCTGGAGATACTTTCTTTTTTTTCTTTTTTGGTTTACTTACAAACATTTTATCAACCCAAGCACACCAGTTGTCTAAAGTTCCAAATATCCAAAATGCAATTCGATCAATCATTTTTATATAATTATTGCGATGATTAAAATAACAACAGCAACTGCGATTGCTTTTTTATGTTCTGCCACAAAATGTGGGATATGTTCTTTTAAGTTCATTTCTTTCCTCCTCTAAATATTTGAGTTCCTTTTATACCAAAAATACTCGCACAGACAAGAATCCATAAATTTGTAAACCATGAAGGAAGTGCCTGAAAATGCTCAAAGAATAAATTAATCTTTGCCATAGCTTCAGGATCGTCCGACCAAACTCCGTATGCGAGTACCAAAATGGGCAACGTGAGTATTAATAAAACCACCTCGTCCTTGTAGTCGTTTTGACGAGCTTCTAAAAGTTTTCCAGAATATTCTAATTCACCCTTTGCCATCTTTTCAGCATGAGCTGCTTGAGCATCTGCCATACGCATTTGAGTTTCTTTTCTCTTTTTGTATATATGCGTACCTGCATTTAAAGCT